CATAATGGCTAGTGAACTTAAAGTAGATAAATTTACAGGTGTAACCACAGCAGGTTCTATATCTGTTACAGGTGAAGGCAATAGTACAACAACTAATCTGCAACAAGGGTTGGCTAAATTATGGGTTAATTTTGATGGTAGTGGAGACATGACACCTAACGATAGTTTTAACGTGGGCAGTATTACTGATGCAGGTACTGGTTCTTACCAAGTTATTCCTAGTAACAACATGGGAAATGCTAACTATACTGTAGCAGGTTCTGCAAATGACAATGCAGGTTTAATCACCACACATAGTGGAACATATAGTGCTAGTAGTGTAAGAGTATATGCAGCAGGTTCAACAAATGGTGGAGCAAATGATTGGACAAAGATTGGTGTTAACGTACA